TATATTGGAAATGCCTTCTTCAAACCAAAACGATTTTAAGTGATTCATTTTATTCTTCCCCTTGAGAAGCCCAACTTTGTGCTATGGGTTCTCTATTATTAATATATTCTATTAATTCATCTATTGGAATAAATGATTCTATAGCCATTCTCATTCTCCACTCTGTACAAACATTGAGTAAATAATATGCTACAGAATTATTCATTTTCTTAGATGATTCATTAGTATATGAATTAAATCTCCTAATACCTTGTAAAATAGTAAAAGGACTCATATTCTGATAAACACATCTTTTAATAGTATTTTTTGCTTTAGTTTTATTACCTAAAAGGCTTTCTAATTCATGTATTCTTCTAGTTACTCTAGTAGAAATATTCTTAGCACCTTTTAGCCATCTTTCACATTCTTGAACAGCACTAATTTTCATAGTATCTTCATGCAATGCAGTGAAAGCTTTATCATAGTTTATTGCTTTGTTTTTAAGCAAAATACCATGAACTTCTTTATATCCAAGCTCTATTAATGCTACACATCGTCTATGACCGTTAACAACACGTAAAAGACGGTCTCCATTAGATACCATCTCCATAATTGTAATGGGTTCATTTTGACCATTTTTAGCAAGGTTAGAAGCTAAAGATTTAACACGTTTTAACTCTGTTCTTATACTAGGATTTAATGGACTAAAACTTAAATCAGCAATTTTAAATACATTATACTGAAATTTAGTAGTAGGAATGGAATTAACCTTTTCTATTATTGGCTTTACTAACATATTACTCCTTATGATTTGTACCAAATAGCATATAATTGCTTCTTGGTCATGTTATTGGCTGTAGAACGTCTAAAACCTTTGTATTCTACAACCCAGTCTACTAATTGCCATTTATGTGAGTATGGACAGTAACTCATTTACTTTTCTCCTTAATTTTATAGTGATTAGGTTTACCTGCTAATGTCCAAAAGATATATTCTGTTATTACTCTTCTTATTGAAACATTGTAACATGAAACTAAGTTTTTCTTACTAAATCTTATCATAAGACTTGATTCCCTTCAATTAAATGGAAGCGGGAAGGAGATTTGCACTCCAATCAAAATAACTCACCTAGCTAGGTTTTTGTCAATTATTTTAATCCTAACAACATATTACCCATTAAATGACCCAACACAAATGATTTCCGTCTTTATGCATCTAAATGCTTTAACTTATCAATCAGTGTTGTAGTTGTCGTCCCGCGTCAAGTTTAAATAAATTTAATGCCTCAATAAATACGGTAACGATTGATACTAGTGCACTAGCGTAACGTACGCACAAATAGATATTGAGGCAAATTAATAGGGGATTATCTTCAACATTGTTAACTGTAACCTCGACGAAACAGTCCCCAATTCAAATAATCCCCTGATGTAAATAATACGACTTGGCAGGATTTCGTAATAAGAGCTACTTATTAATCCTCCCATCCTGCCTTTTAAAGCCTTTAGCTCAGTTTTAACATGCACAGCTAATATGCTCGTCGTAATTAATAGTGGGTGATTTATTTTAACTCTTACACCCACATCAGAGTATCCGTTTATCGTTTAGCGTTATCCAATGGCTTGACTCGAGGTATTGTACCGAGCATCCACAAACCATGAATTATATACTTTATAAACTATAAGGAAGGATAATTGGTAGTATAATACCAACGTTACACATTTAAGCCATAAGAGTTTCTTCTATCGGCTATTTTCTTCATTGCACGTTTAGGTGATGATGCCTTTACGATGATTGGTATGCAACCTGATGTTGGGTCTATGACAAAATACATACCTTTGGATTTAGTAATATTAAATGCTTTTTTATTCAATGGATTCTTCTTTCTGGTTAACGCTAAGATAACCGGCTGTTGTACGTTATGTGTAGTAAAAAAAGATAATACCCGCCCACACACAGTGTGCGGACGGAGTATTAACAAAGCAAGGTGAACTCACTAT